CGGTGCACGAGCCGGAGCAGGAGCCGGTGCACGAGCCGGAGCTTGAGCCTCAGCTTGAGCCCGCGCGTATGCCTGCATCTGTGAATACACAAACGCCTGCTCATGTGAATATGCCGGAGCAGGAGCCGGTGCACGAGCCGGAGCAGGAGCCGGAACACGGGCCTTCCTACAGTCTACACACACCTTGTGTCGATCGGGGTGGTGTTTGGTGTTGCAGTAACTGCATGTCCACGTCATCTTGTTAAATGGGGTAATGCGGGGACTATTACAGATATAAAAAAATCAAAATTTTTGCAAATCAAATAGCCGCATGGCATCGAATGTGCAAATTATATGTGTTGCTGGGACGGCTGAGTGAACTCGGTTTTAGCGCTTGTCGACATGCATGCGATATTTACAGTAGTCGCTCAACATGTCAGATAATACGACCATTATGTTACTCTTCCCATGCTTGTCCAGTTGGACATACTTCTTTTTTGCTCTTTCAACCATTGTAATCGTCGTTCTAATGTCCGATTCTAACCTCTTTGATGTTGCCACAGTAGGGTCTGGGATATAGTACATCTTGATGTCTGTGGTGAAGTCAGTTTCGAGAAAGAACTTATCATCTTCATTGGTTATGTGATCGCCATACTTCAACAGATATGGTCCGATACCATTTATCAGACTGGTCGGATCAACGTCCACCAATCGGCGGATGTAACGTTTAGTCACACGTATATCACTGTTATTAACCCACTGTAGTTGTTCACCATATGTATTTAACAACTCTTTGACATTACGATTAAAGTCATTACATGTCGTGGCAATGACGTCCAGTGACGATGTAACTTTTGACATAATTATATGACACATAGCTCATGAATTTAGATAGTTTATTCTTTTTCTGGCGGCACCCGTATCTTTAGTGGAACTTGCGTATTGACACTCTTGATGAGTAATTTGCAGAACTTCTTGACATCAACTGATGTATTGTAGTCCCCAAATGATATTCTAATGACACCTTTTTTAACATATGACGGCGCACGAATTGCTTGCATAACGTGGGATGATTCGGCCGATGATGTGTTGCATGCCGACCCTATGCTCACGACGATATTATGCATGTTGAGTGCTTTTTTAAGTTTAGTATTGCAAAACTTACCATTTTTCATGACAAATGACACGAATAAGGTATTTGGAACGCGATGCTGTACATTCGTCGGACCAATTACAACGAATCCAAATTCCGGCAACGACGCTACCTTGAAACATGATTCGTATTCTAACTGCTCATACTCATCACATAACGCATTTATGACAGACTGCCTCATGTTCTCCAACCGTTTATTTTTCTTAACTCTGTTGACGAACGTATGCTTGAGTGCAGCATACGCACCGGCTATAGCCGGCACATTTTCGGTACCACCACGCAGGCCACCATGTTGCGACCCTGCAATCTGTCCATCGAGATCATAACCAGTGACGAGCTGCTTATTAATAATTAACATGCCAATACCCATCGGGCCATATAGCTTGTGAAATGATACAGACACCGCGTCGATGCAGTCCCTTGTCAAATTCATCTTGTATTTACCGAACGTCTGAACCGCGTCGGTGTGAAATGGTATATTTTTGCGATTGGCAATATTTCCAATGATATCTATTTGATTAATGCAACCAATTTCGTTGTTTGCGGACATAATACTTATTAAACAAGTGTTGGGTTTTATGGATTTGCTAACGAGGTTTGGTGATATACGACCATCACTCATTGGGCTTATGAATGACACGTCGGCACGACCACACTTAACTAATTTGTTGCAACATTCGAGAACTGATTTGTGTTCAACAGAACTAGTAATTATATGTGGTTTGGTGTTTTTGATCCGTTGATACGATTCGGCACAACTGATGAGTATTAAACAATTCGATTCGCTCGACCCACTAGTGTAAACGACGCTATAGTTAGCTGCGTTGCAATGTTTTCTGATGCATTTTTTAGACATCTCCATCATCGCCTTAGCGTTGATGGATATCTTAGAATCTGATGATGGATTAGACATACATCCTAACCATTTCACCACTGCATCTTTGGCGGGTTTACATATTTTGGTTGTACCGTTATTATCAAGGTATATAAGCTTCGATGTTTTTGATGATTCACGCGTCTTTGCGGTTGCTGCCGATGTGCTGGTTTTCGTATTAGGTGGCATTCTATATTCAAAAAAATATAATACTTCTGCTTTTTGGACTGAGTCGCATTTGGGCGAGTATGTTTATTCATCTTCGACACCCTCGACGGTTTCCTGAGTTTGGTCGGTGGTTATCTTTTCTTTTGATGACCTATACTTTCTGTATACATCGACACTGTCAATAACCGCATCCGTAAGCGCCGGGTACTCCACTCGATAGTCAACAAGAATGAGATTTAAAGCGGTTATTACAATTGAGTCAGTGATAGTTTTCATATTGCCCAGCTTGGCTAATGTGGAAAACATGTTTGTCATGCGCGCGATGAGTTGGGAAATTGTGCTTGAGCAAAAGTTTCTCATATACGCACTCGCACGCATATTCTTGTACTCTTCACCAAGCTCTTTTTTCTGCACCGAAATAATCTTGTCGATGTAGTACATGTACTCGCAACCAATACCATCCTTATTTTCTGCACGTTTTTTAGTTGATGGTTTTGCATCTGATGAAGCGGTGTCTTTCTTTTTGACCGACTTCTTGGTCTTTTCCGGTTTTTTGACATTCTCGGCATCGTCGTCATCCTCCTTGGCTGAGACCTTTGACTTCTTTGGCTGCTTCTTCGCATTTAGCTTTTCTTCTTCGCGATCTTTCTTACGTTGTTCACGCGTGGCTATCTTGGCGGCAGCCTTCTCGGTAATCTTTTGCACACGCTCTACTTCCTGCGCGTGCAAGACGCTTTCGTGTGTTTTGATTATTTCTAAGTTATATATCAGCGCAAATACATTACTGGCCTTGAGTGTATCGTTTACGATATGAATGGGTAATATATTGTTTTTGCCACACGCTTTAGCGGTGATCATAGACATTCGCACAATCTCTTGGATCACATGGTCGACACTACGTGTTATAGCGACATTAGCAAATTGGCTAACTTTGAACGATTTGCTGCGAGCGAGTGATGTCAGTTCTTTGCCGTTCATGGTACCCGGTACAGGTGGTTTTTCGCCATTCTTCACCTTAACTTTAGACGCAACATCGTTCAAAAATAGCTGCGTGCTTTTAGTTAACGATGACCACTTAACTGCACCATTCTTTCCCGTTTTGTCTGCGATCTCTTGTCTAATATTTAATATATCTTTGTTGAGAATTGTGCGACACGCACTACGCACTCTTGCAACCGAGCAACAGCAGTTAATAACTTCCGATGTCTGGGTTCGCTTGGGTGATGATTCATTACTGCTAACTTTACCGTTTGTGTCTGCCATGGTTAGATGTTGGTTATATCATTATCCAGTGGTTTCTTTATATTGTTTTTGAAATATTTATATAGCAGGTTTGTGGGCATAGACCATCCTTACAGGGATCAATACTCGGCGAGTTGTAATAAAACATTCGACAACCGGAGGTGTTGCCAGTGCTGTGATAGTCGTTAAGTCCACCGCAATGCTTAACGTAGTTGCATTAACAACAGTCACCACATGCCCATTGTCTCGATTGATGACATTGATTTGTGATTCATCAATCGTTGCGGCAGCAGTTGTGAAACCACTCAATAATACGATTTCGCCATTATTGACATCGTGCGCAACGGTGAATAGAATATGTGTCATCAATTGGTTAACTGGTATGGCCGTTATGTGGTATCTATCCGGTTTGAATTGTATGGGCGTTAGGGGTGAGCCGAATGAAATAGTTAACTGGTCCACCTTATTGATCGGTGTTGCGAATCGAAACTTCCCCTCATCTGTTGGTGGTGGCCCCATACGTATGCGGTTTCCCTCAATTTCCGTATGAAACAGTAAATGATATCGACGGTTCTCATGTGCAATAACCGCCAACGCTGAGAATTCTTGAATTAGCATACTTACCCGCTTGTATATATTATCAGCATCCGCACTGTATGGGATGTGAAACTCTTGAACTTGTATATATAATATGTCCTGAATCCGCGAGATAACATTCGCAGTGCCTTGTGTCGTGTAAATAGTTGGGGTGTACTCCCATCTATATTCATTGATGGGGTTCCCTATTGCACCTTCTAACTTACGATATCGTGAATCTAATAGCATGTACGAACTATACACGTCTTGTACGGTTTTTAACAACTTAAACTCACTACGCAGGCCAGTAACACTGTTCAAGATATTGGTGTTCAGGTTGGTAAGTAGATTGGATGATTCAGTATCAAATGATTCGTACCGGTGCGGTAGAGTTGTCGCATTATTATCACCATGATCAGTGCGTGTCGATATTTGACGATGTATATTTGGGATTGAATCTGGATGACCATGACTATGATTGTAGATAGTTCCAATATCATCATCGGGTCCGTCTCGAATGTTTAACCGGCCAATGTTTCTCTTCATCAGCTCATGCGTGTCGATAACATAATCGCCTTCCTTTTGCATTTGTATCCTTTTTGCAAATGAGTTGGCTATGATGTTGCGGACGATATCCGTGTCAACGTTGCGGAATGTATTATAGTTTTGGCCTTTCATGTGCGCGATCAGTCCCGTTATTTCATGCTTACCAATATCTCTGCCTATGACATCTCTGAGGACTGATGCGGTTTCAACAATAGAGTTCCGTGTTAAAAACACTGACCGTAATTCCGAATCGTTGATAGTTTCTGACATCAAACGTGCGATATGTCTATAAATATATATTATATATACGTTGAAATGCTATTAATTTAAACTTTTATATTTGTAGAATATAATAACCATGTCAAAGAAAGGGTCATCTGTTGTCCAAAAATCACTGAAAGATGATTCATTGACATCACTGTTTCATCAATTGCTTGGATCCGACAAACCAACACCTGCAATAATCCGACCCAAGTATGTTGCTCTTGCCCAGTCCGTTAAACTGGTTGTACGAATATTACAGTCATTCAATGAAGACATATTCGCAGTGAATTATCCCGATTTGACATCACAGTCACATGGTATCACCGCATTTATTAGTCGTCTGAAATCACTCAAATTAGACTTTGATGCAGATAAGATTGATGATGATAAATTGGTGAACACGTACCTTGATATTAAGAACAGTGATGAGATTGGTGAGATCCTCGAAACGTGTAAGAATCTAATTCAAAACAAGTCGAATTTGGACGTGGCTGATGTTGACGTCGGGTTCGTTGACAGATTGCCAGGTCTCACGTTTTACCCATTTTCATTCTCATCAATCAACTTGAAGGAATTATGGGCAGATGATAATACCACTGCCCAGATCAAAAAATACATCATAACCGTATGTAAAGTTTTGTACAAAACAACACATAAAATATACGAAACAGTCACTGGTGCAGATATTGATGTCGGTCAATTTAGTGAGCTCATCATAGATTCAATCAAGAAAGTAAAGAAAATGATACCTCGGTGTGATCAGGCATTCATGAAAATTGAAAAATCAGTTGAACTACTGAAAGATAACTTCGGCGGATATTACAAAGATTTCATTCAGACGCAAAACCCGTCATGTATAATGCATAACTTTGTATATGATGTAGCGAGCCAGGATGACGTCGATGCCAAGACAACATTTCAATTTCGCAAAATTATCGCATTCTATCAAAAGCAGACCCAAGGTAAGATTAAAGATCCCCGCATCAAGAAGGTATTTGAATTGCTCGGGAACAATATGAAGATCTTAGAGAACGATAATGTGTCCGAGATTAAAAAGATGGAGGCTGAAGAGGCCAGGGCACAAGCTGAAGAAAATCGAACACAGGATGGTGAACCGAAACAGGATGGTGAACCGAAACAGGATGGTGAACCGAAACAGGATGGTGAACCGAAACAGGATGGTGAACCGAAACAGGATGGTGAACCGAAACAGGATAGTGAACCGAAACAGGATAGTGAACTTGAACGCGAGCAAAATGTCAAGGAACGCATCGTTGCGGCACATTCCAAAGCGCAGCAATTACAACACGAAAATAATGCTATCATCATGGATAAAATGAAGGAAAAGATAGATATGTTGGAAATGTCGGGCCACAAATGATTTATAATACGTAATAATATATAAGCAGCGATGGTGCTATCGAGTAAACGAAATGGCTGTATAGACTGGCAATCAGTATTTATCATAGTAATTATTATGATAATCATTGACAACGTTTCGGTCAGTATTATCGTTGCTTGCTTATTTTTGATGCATCAATATATGACCGACGCCGACGGGATGTCAAACAAAAATGAGTTGTCGCATAACTACAATCCGAACAGAACACGCTCACGTGTCGAGCGATTTGGTAACAGCCATGAGTATGAAATCATGCCACATAGCAAAAAAATGAACAATGCGACAAGTAAAGGTGCATGGCAGAACTTTCAAGAACGGCAACGTAAAGCACGTGGCGAGCAATTGTTTTTAAGGAGTACACGCGACCAGACGGGTATCGATCCAAAAGTATATGAAGATAACAATTTGGTTAATATGGTCGATGATGTGTTATACCCACGTAATGCAACCGTTGACGACCGTATGTCTCAGTTCACCAGCCATAACGAACGTAAGTCAAAAAAATCACTAGAATACCGGTCAGCACATACCAAAGATAATTTAGAGCGCTTTCTTGCCAACGAATTGGACACACATGAACATCGTGAATGGTGGTATGACCCACGTGACGAATATGGTGACAAACACGTCATATTTTGAACAGGGTCCCATTCACTTATCATTAGCGATTACTTTTTTTTCTTCGCTGGTTCGTCCATCATCTTGTGCTAGCGTTTTTGCACAATTGTTCAGCATATTCAAGCCGTCCAGCGCAATTACCACCATATCAAATGATGTCATCGCATTATTTGCCGAGCGGTGGTATGCCATGTCGATTATGGTTGGCGGGGGCGGGGTCGGATTGTGTTTTGCAACGGTGCGTAACATCTGTGGGCACGGAATCACATCATTCTCGCTTTTCGTGAGCCATATCGTTATATATTCGGCCGTACTATCGTACCTATTTACGAATTTGGTCATGCGAACAACCTCACGGTACCCTTTGATACCATTGTATTGCGTGTCGCGACCAGTGACGCGCGACGAATATGGTGAACGTGGTTGAACATCAAGCACCGTAGTGAGCCACTTGTGAAGCGATGTGCTTCCGGCACCGCCAGTGAACTCGAACATAATAACGATATGTGGGGGGTTCAGAATATAGATTGCCTCCATGTCATATGGTCGTACACAACAATTTTTTGCGCACTCCACACCATCACACACACCATCGCACTTGCAATTATCGAACCGACATGGTGGGGTATTTGGGTCAGACCAGTTAAGCCACAGTGTGGCTGATGGTACTTCCCCATTGAGATGAGCACAGTAATCTGAAATGGTCGGGTAATCAGGCTTCCTGTACACTGGCTTGTTTCCAAATGATCCGGGTTTGGGATCGATCAGCACAACGTTGTGCCCGGCCAGCGCAACGTTGGCAGCCCATTGACCAGTACCCGATCCGCAGATAATCGCAAATTTCGTCCCGGGAAGATATCTTGCGAATTCGAACAGACTCGGTCGTCCAAATGCACCCATACAGGGGTTAGCATAATTTTCCCATTGCGTAATCTTCGATGCGTCGCCTCTTTTGCTCATGATGCCAGTGACTTATGTACTTTGTATATTTTTTCAAATTTAACACATTTCAGAAACTGCTAAGTGATACTCACAGTAATGACTTAGCATATCAGAAACTGTCACCATAACTTTCTCTCGCTCTTCGGTATTGCACACGCCATATACTTTTCTTATGATTGCGAGTACTTTCGCAGCGCGACCCGGTACTGGCCCAGTCGATGTGTCTTGACTTGAAGGGCCGAGTGTGCCCAATTCGTTTTCATCGATATTTGGATCCACACCGGTATAAAATTGTATGTCTTGTTTATGTATAACGTCGGCATGTTTGAGCAGATGTGGCCCAACTCTTTTCATGACAACCGTCGGATCAAAATTTATGGCGAGGTTCAATCGTTTTTGATTACTGTATGACTGATCACTGTTGACCTTGCTGTGGTAAACTCGTGCCAAAAACCGCATATCTGAATTCATAGCTATACACGCTTTGTCTATCTTATCCAATGGATTCATTTAGTAGTCACGTATATGTATACTATACTATATCGGCCGTATAATAACCATCGGTTTAAATTCGAATCCATCTATCGAGGCACACGTTGACGTGGTCTCAGTGGATGTGCTATATACACCATCAACAGCTCTAGTGACGTGTTAACCGCGTACATTACCATCAGCGCACCTTTCTATTAACCCGGCCACGTAGTGTGATGATGAATATATTAAGTATAGTCTGAGTCTACTTTTGATGTGTTTACGACACCAGTCACTGATTCGATTTTAATAAATTGAGACCCGATATGTTTAGTGGGATAGATACACCGGGGCCAACTGACATCAGAATAAGTTGGTGATATTTATCAGTATATACTACATGACGGAAATGGTTATTGTGTAGTGTGGTGAAATTGATATTAATAAAAAACGGTGGTATTTTTTATTACGGTGAATAATATTTTCATAATTGTATATTCACACCAGAAGCTCAATATACAATTATGAGTGGTGAGGATAGTATGTCGTCAACAAGGCCGTCTACAAGCACTGAAATAGAATCAAGTTTGTCTAGGAGTGCTTCAGAATCGATTTCAAGTCAACAATACGATGTTGAAAACGATTCTGAAGACCAAAACAATGCTGATCGATATAAAGGATTCAAGAGTATAATTCGAACATGCTCTCCGTATAGGGGGAATTTAAAGAAAATAATAACAATGGGTGTCATGGTAGTTGGTCTGATCGTAGCAATAGCATATACTAGTTATACTATATATGATGCGTCATTAGACAGCGACCGTGGGTACAATAGAGCTTTGACATTTGGATTTACGGTATCGATAATTATTTCATCACTCAGTCTACTACTAAAACTTTATGGTGTTATAGATAAACGATTATCTCCAGACTACAAAAAGACCATCGCTCAGAATAACTACTTATGCTTTTTAAATAATTGGATATTGAGAGATAAATTTCAAATAAGCGAAGAGGACCTGAGCGACTTTAATAAACACTATGAAAGAGATATGTGTGTGTACAGCCACACAACACACGTTTTAGATAGTAGTGCCACCGGAGCGTATATAAAAAAACAAAATAAAGAATTAACTAACAAAAAAAAATAAGTAGTTAGGGATTATTCTTTGTTATGGATAACCCCGGCACTTGTTTATATTAAAAACGTATATTATCGAGTCTAATAGTTCAAAGAGCATCGACAATGTCATCACTACTCAGCACATTTTTGGCAGTAAATGATTCATCAACTAAATACCGGTAGAACAGTGGTCCAATGCGCGGGATTTGACCAACGAGTAGCGGTGCAGATACCCCATATATTGGACATTCGGCACCGTTGTATGCCGCCGCAGTCATGTTTCTTTTTGGTGCGGTATAAGCAATACGTAACAACCAGTTTTGACGCTCGCGTTTGGCCATACCTGAGTCGCCAACTAAACTGATGACGCGACCCTGCGCACACATCTCATCTGAAAACATTCGCAAATGCTGTGGCATAATTTTCCCATCAATGAGTGTTATAAACTCCGTCATGATTTTATGACGTGCGACTTCGATCCCCCAGATATCTTCAGTCTCTTGGATTGAATCAGTTTGACACTTTGTTACTTGGAAATATCTGGTGAGGTCCAGTATGCGGGACATGTTCGTTCCGCTTGTTTCGATGTAATGGATTTGTTTGCTTTTGATGGATCCATCGCTGTGTACGTATACACGGCTCTTAGTTTTTACGCGTGCGTTAATGACACCAGATACACCACGAATAACAGTGTTCATAATTTTTTTAGCAATATCATCTATGGCGTTGTCATCTATATATTTGGTTTTCTTAAATAATGAGTTGGTGAAATAACATCTAATAATTAATGGGTCGTTAAACTCATGGTTATACACCATGTATATGTCAGGGATGTTTGCATTTAGTGCGTATATAATTGACCCCATACTGATATTTTTAGCAATCATTGAATTCAAGTCAAGTTCAAATCTAATGCACCAGTTGATTAGGTTGCTAGGTGGTTGATTAGTCGGGTTATTTTTTCGAAACTTATCAAATAGTTCGATATCATCTGCGAAACCGGGGTAGTCAGGCTTGCCAAACTGTTCAAACAATATGTTATAAGTCGGCTTGATGAAACGACCGAACCGCATCACTTCAATAAGGTTGGCTATGTTCTGCACCGTAACGATATCATCTTCATACTTTTCCAACACATACAGCTTCATCGAGGGCATCGACATCTTATTAGTTGGCTTAGCATTGGTGAGTTCGGCAGTTCGCGTAAGTGCATCAACTTTTATGTCCCCGCCAGCTGAGTGGTGTGAGTCGAGCATACTTTGTGTCGATGGTTCTGAAAACGATTGACCTGCTATCAGACCGACACATATGCCATACCCAATGAGTGAAAACTGCAACGTGTGATATATCTGTTCCGATGCAATCTGAACCATCGCCTTGCTCAGTTTACGTTTGCGAACGTTAGAGCATGATAAGTACGTACGTACAAGCATTATGACGAGCGTGCATGCTTTCTGATGTGATTCACAGTGTGGGGTACCTCGTGCTTTTTGGATGCGGTTGGTGTATGCGTAAGGTAAGCTATCGCAAAAATCAATGACGTGGTCAATAAGCCAGATGGGGTTTGCAACTGGTTGATTTTCTTTGCCATAATGCTTAACGGTATCTTCGATAATGCTTTCAACATCTACGCACACGAACGTCTTGTCTGTGAACATATATGCATCTTCGCTAATATTGTCAAGCGTGATATAATTGTTGCGATAGATATTGCGGTCATCAGTTATTGTGGCGAATTCTCGGTCTAATAACTGTTGTAATTTTTCTGAGTTGATACCTTTCCAATTATCTGCACTTTCGTGCCAGCCCATTTTAAACTCCGCATCACTGATTGATACTGTTGGAAATACCACCTTAATCATTTTGGACGGGTCGGCACCTATCTCGCCATACAACGGTTGCAACATCATTTGGTTTTTGGTAGTTTGTCTCAGCGCGTTAGTTATGTTGCTTTGTAAATTACAACACAGCTCACGATTACTGTGCCCGGTCTTGCTTGTCGTGAGCGCAATATTGACAATCGCTTGACGTGAATCTTTGGCCGCCTGCAACAGCTCTTTGGGACCGATACCACTGACGTAAGAATCAGTGATGTAACCGTTTGCAACGACGCTATTGTCATACCGGGTGAAATGCGATGATGTCCTGGCGAATCCGAAGTTTTTAGCCGCACGCTTACCGTTAACTGTCTGCTGTCCTATGATTGCCATGACTTGTTGTCGGTTAAGATACTTCCCCTTACCACCGTGCTCAGACATGATGAAATAGTTATCATCAAATGTCGTCGATCGCATAATGGGCTCACGGTAATCATCACCATGTCGTAAGATTCCCCACAGTAACAAGTCTTCATAGTATTCTTCGACGGTTTTGCCAACTGGCGGGATTAGTTCGCCCCGTTCAACCTTTGCGGTGACTGCGGCGGCCTCTGCTAGAATATTGTTTGTCTTCTCGCGGACTACCTCTTTCATTGCAGGGTCAAGGGTGATGTCACCTAGATGAAATGTGAGCCCATAGTCATATGCAAATTCGTGGCCGAGATGTTGTGTATTGTACAGCACGTCCAGCGTGTCGTTAGGACCATATTGATTACACATTCTATGAAATATCGAACCCATCACTCCTTGACCTGCGGTTTTCTTGTCTATGACACCGCTAAGGATTTGGCCCTGTTCAATTACGACATTAATGTTATCCTTTTCATACGGCAGATATGGTGCGAACCCTTCATTGAAATATCCTGCGGTGCCAGTGAAATTAATCGGCAGCATGAGAAGAGACATGGCTTCCCGCCCAGTATATACATCTTTGTCTAGTTGTAGTTTATTGAGTTTATGGTTTGGTAGGTTGCGAAGATATCGCATGAGCTGCGACCGGCTAAAGCGCGTTGCACTTCGGCTGATAATGGCCACTTCTATAAGCGTGTCTTGGAAGTAGCCATACATGGGTGATGCATCTTGCATTGATATAAATGCACCGTCTGCCCCATTTAATATAAGTTGTTCTGCGATTGCCTTCTGGGAGGTGCAGAGCACACCACTCATCGCGTCCCCATCGACAGGGAACCCCCTTAGCTTTCACTAAAGGCCCGACTATACCTTAAGCCTATCATTAGAAGTTTTTTACACTCCTTCAAGACCGACACCCTTTTCATCCACAATGGTGATGAGCCATATGTAAATGTCCGTCCCCTATTAAAGTTTCGAAAGTCTGTGAACGCTCTCCATACGCCTGTTGTTATTTACAGAACTCTACTTGTGTGTAGAGCAGCGCTAAGGAGTTCGATGCGGATTACCCAATCCTTAAACGTTATTACCGTGCGTCATTCGCATTCGCAAATTCGGCGTACCCACGACGTTATCCGTGGTGCCCTGTCAACCTTTCGGTATAGGGGCGGTAGTTTAAGGCTCTAAGGGAGTTCCCGACAATTGAGGTGTCTTGCATATTAATTAGAATCACGTTATGTTTTTAACTTGTGTAGTTGATTATATGGATATTGTAACTTCATGTGTTTCTTACTGGCGAGTTTACCATTGATTTGTAAACCTTTTTTGCGCAGATGGTTACAATATTGGGTGATTAGTTTATTGTGTGTGTGTACTGTATTTGCGTCAATAGTATCCTGTTTGGAAGCATTTTTACGTGCACTGAATGGTCGAATATTAGTCCAATGAAAGCATTCATTAAATTCGGTTGGGTCTTCGAGATCATAAATAGCTTGAGGAATTACGTGGTCTATACACCACGCTTCCCCGTAATTTAGCCAAGTCATGTCGGTTTCATCATCCTCATTCATTTGCCATTGCATCCATTTGCGAAATCTTTGCCATGAACAACCTTTGATGATATCACACGTTGATTTGTTTTGTGATATTGCTCGCCATATTGTGCACATGCTGTTTCGTCCAATTCGATAACTTTCATTGTTTTCATACCGCGCCCGGTCACTTGCACGCGCGTGTTCTATATTATCATTGCGCCATATGATATGCGTTTGTTGGACACGTTCTTTGTTACGCTTGTACCAGTTTGCCATATGGTTTTTAGCACGTTCCTTTACTTCGGGTTTTTGGCGATATTCTCGCTGATATTGGGTGCGATGCGTCATGATGGTATCGTCCTTTCGATATGCTTTCATTTTTTTCGATCTGCAATCTTTGCAAAAGCTGTAGTAACGCTTCTCACCTTTTTTGGTAAACTGTGGATACTCATCAATGCATTTGCCTTCTTTACAATCTGTGCATACCATTCGACCATCGGCGATATTAATAATACCATCGCGAGGTGGATTAACAGCGCGACCGGCTATGTGTGCACGTTTTTCTCGACATTTTGCATTGACGCAATCTTTGCATGTTTTTTCGATCTTACCTTTCCTACTTGGAAACCTATCATTGCCTTTAACAGTCTGACATTTCTTGCACGTTTGTTCGTTCATGGTACTACCTATACAATTAGATTTTGTGATGTTTAGATTAAATGTTATTACGTGTGATGTGATTCTTTTAATATACTAAGGGGTTATATCATCTACAGATCGCAAAATCCACAAATGGCCAAGTTTACACTATTTTCCTTTCGCACTATCTTGGCAAGATACGAAAGTAGCCCCTTGTTCCGACCCCGATGGTTTAGATTGAGTCGGCATTATACAACAGACATGAAGATGGGTTAGCTTCCCCAGTGTACTGGTCGTATACTTTGATGAAATGTGTGTTGAGAGACTCGCGCTTTAAGCTGGGTTGACGGTTAAATGTCATTGGATCTCCATCTATGAGTTGTCGATACACCACGTCACCAATCTCTAATGTATCTTCACGATTGGCAAAACTACTGGCCAACATGTTCATGCCAGTCCGTGGTCTATGAATCTTCTTTAACATGGGGTATGTTCCAGTAGTCGAGTTCATGAGTAATGACATACCCCATTCGATATTATCATCACGAATAGCCATTGGCTTGACCATACCTTCTGCGGTTATTCGAGGGATACCAAACTCGCGTGGATGTGTCTGTGTCCCACAACTAATTACAAACCGACATATGTGATCAGTTTTTACCCCGAGGTTCTTAGATCGCAAATCGCCAGTTTTCTTTGGAAGCCGCTCTAAGAACCCGGTCAATCCGCGATTAGTACTACTGAGGATTTGAAACTTGGGATTACCACTTGTTCCACTACTTTCCGACCCTTTGATAAGTGCGCGGTATACCATATCTAAATTTGTCAACATGCGTCCTAGCTTCGGTGTTATATCTTTTGGATCGTCTGGCAACGTCGGTGGTATTTTAAGATTGGCTGCGATAATTGATTTGGTAATTGTTGTCGCGTCGTTACTATTTGGGCGCCCCTTAATGATAACATTTGGTCTCAGTCCAACCGGTGCGCACGGTACCGCATAATATAGGAATCGCCGTGGGTGTGATGTCAGTGGTTTGCCCAGTTTCAACACAGTCTCAGGTGTGACTCGTTCAAATATTTTGACAATTATGTGGTTATACAGCCTTTGTTTTTCAGGTACACCAAGTCCATCAGATGGATATTCCATCCATATATCTACCGGCATTGATTTATCGTGGTAAACAATCGGATTGACCGATTTACATGCGTGGCACTTCCTATCGGTATCCCGTGTCAACTTGACATATTCAGCAAGTTTGCGGGCTTTGGATATATGACTCACATCCTTATCGACCAACAGCGAACCACATGCAAAGCAGATTATCTTGAGCCACCTGATCATGATATTGTTCTCGATGGCTATCTGTACCGGGTACCTCAGTTGAATGTGGCCAAAATGTGTGGGGCACAACTTCTTGTCATGATGACACGTCTTGCAATATAAGCTCATGTCGGTGGTTCCTAGTCGCAGTGACATGTGACCATCGTTGACCGGTATATTATTGCGATATGGGTTGGTTGATGTAGTGATGAGTGCGTGTGACTGCCGTATGTAATCCTCTTCACCCATAATGTAAAATTGGGCAGACTCAATGACGCCTGGATATATGATATCGCGGTCATTGATGTTGGTCATTCCTATTATATTATAATATATCGATTCAACTTTGAAAATAATTCAAATAACAGTATATATGTATAATGATAGCTCAAGCATTGTTGATAATAAGTTTAATATTACTGTCACCATTTATTTTGTTGGTGATATGCGCATGTGGGTCGAGTGGGTATATTAGCGGTGGTAGTGATGTCGATAGTTGTGGTGACAATATAGACTACGGCAGTATAAAGGATATATTAGATCACATTAACCAATATGCTAAATCACCAATACTTGCATATAGTTATGACCAGTTGGGTCGACTGAAATATAATGAACGAACTGGTGTCAAAAAAATGGGGTGCCACGACGGTCAGAGAAAACTACTGCTCACCGAAATCCAATTTGCCACAAACTGTTGTCGATCAGTGGATTTTATTATATATGCGGGATCGGCCCCATGCACTCATTTACCCATACTTTTGGAGCTATTTCCCACAAAAAAGTTTCTATTGATTGACCCACGATTCCACGATTTTAAACATGCCAGTACGTATGTGTATCAAAACATATCAGTTGTTCCGCAAAGTGTCATAAACAACCATGTCAAGCGGTCGGGGAAACATCTCGCCCGCCAGTCTCGCATGCCATTCTATAAGTCAACATCGCATGACATAACCAAGACCAATGCGCAAGATATGAAACAGATTCAAAACGAGTTTAACACAACCCATTACAAGAGCTTGGTCAGTGATATCGTATCGGGTAATTGTCGTGTGTATGTGATACAAGACTATATGACACGAGATATCGCAACATTACTCGCCGAGTCGGTGCGAGTGGCTGATGTGCAAATGTGTTTCATCAGTGATATCCGAACTAACCTATTCAAATCGTATCCGACTGATTTAGATATCATATGGAATGATGTGCTTCAATTAATGATAATTAAAATACTGCGACCCACGTATAGCATGATTAAATTCCACCCGCCGTACATGGTAGTCGCCGATGATTATAAATATTATGATAACCCACCTACCAAACAAAAGAACGAATACGACATGATAAAGTCTGATATCGAATACGCAAAAGAACACTATGGTATTGATACACTAAGCAACCTGAAACGCAAAAAATATATGTACATGAGTAATAGCATGGTATGCTTGCAGGCATGGGCCCCCGTTTCATCATCGGAGACTCGGTTGATTATAGCCAAAGTGGACATCGATAAGCCATACATCCATTACGACCACCAACTATGGGACGACCGATTCATGCATTTAAAACACGTGCGTGGGTATGTGTACCACAAGTTTTTTTACGAACATATTAGGGGGAGAAAGGATCATACATATGATGGTTGTTTCGACTGTACCTTAGATATTTTCATCATTTTGAACTATATGTTCCCATCGAAAACAGGTATACAACCCATCGACGTTAATATACTATCTGATAAATTCAAAGACCACGAAGTTCAACAACGTTGGATATATATTACGCAGCGACTAATACCGAAATACATACGGGTTGCATGGAATCAAAAATGTCCTTTTCATAGTCGATTAACACACGCTATGAATGATATGTACATATACAGTGTGCATAATAGTGGTCGAACGAACTGTATACTCCAACACCGTATGGATAATAAAACGATGATGTCCAAAAAGGTTGCCACATGGGATGACACCAAGAAAGACATTAAACTATCGATGACTTTGTCTAACAATACTACCCAAGGACAAGTGGTGACAAACATATTTAATGCGTCTCGCATGATTAACCGACCAAAATAGTTTAAATTTGAATACACCCACCAGGTGAGTATAATCATGGCAAGTGATAAGAGATCATTCACGAATTTTGAAGATTTTCCTGGTGATATTGTTGCAGGTGAGTATCACTTCCCGGAACTTCACAATACTAACACAAAAGGAAAACCAATGATGTGGAAGGCTTTTGTCAGACTTGTTCCTCGTGAAAATATTAAAAAATACAAAGTGAACTGGGATCCCAGTAGCGAAGTGGACGATATGATACATATCGTGGATGGTCACTTAAAGCATACAGCCATCCCGGATGGTGTTGTTGGCCAGATATGGTCTATATGTGGCCGTGCCGATATGAACCCAACCACGAATATACCTACATTTATCAAGATTGGCAAGAACATAGGCCGAGCTAATCAAACAAACGTACTCACCCAAGCACTGATTACCATGCGGTCCAAATATTTGAAAAAAATGGACATTGGATATAACACAATGGGTGGTGATGCCCAATTAGCGGAAGTTAATCCGGATGCGCCTCGCCCGTACTATATGATGGCATACCACAAGTGGTGTGACAGACCAAGGGACCCAGAACGTCATATCGTGTTTCCCGCAGTCGCCAGCATCAAGTTTGATGGTACGCGTGTCCAAGCGCATTCAGTCAACGGTCGTATATGTTTTAGCAGTCGTCGCAAAAAGCTGTTTCCGAGCAAACCACATTTAGAACATGACCTGCAGAAGGTCTTTGACAAGTACCCCGGTATATATTTAGACTCAGAGGCGTACATTGAAGGTAGTAATCTTAATGTCATAACGGGAATAATGGCTCGCGAATCGAATAAGCATCCAAACGTTCAAGACCTTGAACTAAATGTATTCGATGCATTTGTTCCGGTTGGTCGTGTCGTGTATGGTAGTGGTAAAAAGGTGGCTGAAATAACCCCAGCATCATCACTACTTGACCGAATTAAATTCTTGGATCACATGTTCAATGAGTTTGTGTTTGATTCGATCCATCGCATTGATCAAGAGATACTTGAAACGATCGTGGAATATGATGAGTATCATGATGATGTTATGGCCGATGGTAATGAGGGGACCGTTATTCGCAACCTCATGGCACCATATGAATTTAGCCAAACTCGAGAAATCCGATCATATCAAGTTCGCAAGCGCAAGCCACGATACGATGACAAGTTTACTGTGGTTGACTATACACAAGGCACAAGTGGTAGCGCAGTTGGTGCAATTATTTTAATTCTCGAAACCGAAAAAGGTGGCAAGCGATTTAACGCGGATCCTGAAGACATCACATATGCGGGACGGTACAAAATATATAAAAACATGACCAAAGCGATATTTGACAAGGAGTGGGCTGGGAAGAAAATGAAAGTGTCGTATCACACATTGAGTGATGATGGTATACCAACCCAACCGAAAGTATCGTTCAAAAACATCAAGTATTAGATAGGTTTAAATAATTAATATTTTTTTTTCACATGAGTATATATATCACATCCGCTTAAAACGTCAAAATGGCAAGTGAAGGATTAATTGTTCAAACCGGGGAAGATGCATTTATCGGAGGCGCCGCGCCAAACTGGATGAAAAGTGCAGCATGGTTCTGGGCGTGGGCTGTAACTGCACTTATCGTAGTTTTCGGACTTATCGTACCTTTGTCAACTGGTATATCTATGCTTCCTGGATGGTATTACCTACCTGCGTCCACATGCGGTCTTGTAGAAGTTGATTCGGCGAATGCGTCGATGCTCCCAGATAGAAAACTATACACTACTAAAGCATCCGACGATAAAAAACCAAGCTCGGAATCGGGTTTCGGCAACAGAACACGCGCCACAATGATGCCATCTGGTGCCAACCCTAACACGGGTGCGCAGGAAGGTTCCCAACCTGGTGCAGGGGGTTATGGACGCCAGTGGGATCCACGAACGGGTCGGTATGTTTACATTCGACCCGAATTTGATAAACTCGATAGAACACTCGATGCGTCGATTCAGGGTACTCGAGCTTCATCTGGATTCGCCGGTGGTCCAAACTATAATAACCCGTCATACAGAACATGGGCGAGAGACGATCGGGAAAAAAAAGCTATGAGGATGTACAGTGATCTGCGTCGGGCATACCTCGACCGAGGTGAAGAAATGACTCAGTCGTTCGCAGATTGGTACAAGACATATAAACAGGAATCTGTAAACAGACTGGCCAGTGATGTCTACTACACTGACGGTATGTCGTCACGACCATTGAATGATAGTGACCTTATGAGCCGCGGCCGCAACGGTTACTAAATTAAATATAAATACACAATGTGATATTTGTAATATGCGATATTTGTGTGACTCAATCATATTTTTTGACTATGTGCGTTTTTAATACATTGCGCTATATAGTATATTCCATGAATAGTAACGAACGCGTCGAGTTGGCAGCAGCAGCACCGGGAGCAAACGATAAATCCGATGTTCTGTATAAGCTCGGACCTATTAGAATCACTAAGAAGGTCATAATTGGCGCGGTTGTCATTTTGCTTATATTGTTGATAGTGTTGCCAATACTCAAATCACAGGGCATAATTGGTAATGAGGGTTTCGCGGGGCCATTTTCACTGTGGGGTACACCAGATTGGAAGATACGAAACAAAGGACATATGCACCAAGAACGCAGTGATTCACATGTGTCGAAATCGAAAAAAACGCGGTCTCTTAAAACTAGTACAGGCAACAAGTCGTGGTCACTTACGGCGTTCAAAAAAAGCGTTCGTGAGTTGAATAAAAAAGCAAACGAATAAAAAAAGTACAAGATATAAAAAAATACAATGTATAGTGCTATCGGTACTTGCAACAACGCCGTTCTATGGTTGTGAATGTATAAAGATCGGTTTTACTCATCTGTGCCGTCGAGTGATGGGTACGGTTGCGTAGTTTGTTGATCCAACGTCCGTTGTTTGGTGTCAGATACTAGCGCGTGTGTTTCGCTTGCATC